CACTTAGTGGTTATGGAGGTGAAGCCGATGACGATGAACTCATCGCAAGGGAACATCTCAAATCCTGACTTATGTAGGGAATGTATTATTAACGTATTAAGAGGATGATATGAAGCACTTGGTAATAATGCAGAGCAGAGCCAGATTACGTAAGGCACTGTGGATCAAAGCGTGTAGGCATGATGGAGTTGAGTCTACTGAACTCTTCGTGGTGTTCTCGGATGATAATCCACACAAGAAACGGCTTAACGAGTTAGGGAGGTGACATGGCAGGCAAGACAAGGCACAAGTTGATGTTAACGATCCCGCAGTACGCACAGAGCAATGCTACCAATTTCATAGCCTGCTACGGTATAGATCGTGCTGAGATCATAGCCAAGTTAACGCTTGAGAAGATCCGAGCGTCAAAGAGATCCTTGATCAGACGCTATGGCAGGGACGAAGATATAAAATGTGTAAGGCATCCTAACTATAAGGCTATACGCAAGCCGCGATGTGCTTGCCAAACATGCTGGGATCTGTATGAAATGAGGCACCCAAATGAAAAGAAAGATAAGTAAACAACAGGAACAGATATATCGGATGCTGCATCATGGTTTTAGCGGGTTGACTGTCAAGCAAGTGGCTGCGATGCTTAGCTTGACTCCGGCCTGTATAACGCACCACATGCGGCAGATGAAGAAGGTAGCTCCTCAGTTATTTCCGATATTGACTAAGAAGCAAGCTGATGTATATTATCTGTACGTGCACACCGGTCAGGCTATAAGTGACATAGCTGAAGTGTTAAATATAACCACGTACATAGTAAAGAACCGGATCTATGAGATGCGGCGTAAGGGCATGTTCATTCCTTGGATGCAGGGTAAGTGTATGCGATATCAACCTTGGATGGACTTTGAAATCAGATTGAAATTTTAATCAAGTCCTCGGCAATATTCTGAGGCAGTGATGGAGGGTCGGACGCTAATTGTGGAGATAACCGAATAATTCTGCATAGGAAAATACTCAGTCTGCTTCATTATAGGTAGTCGTGAGGCAGACTAACTATTTACTTATTGGAGGTGACATATGAAAAAGAAAAGAACATTGAACCAAACATGGACATTGTGCCTGAGAATGTGGAAGAAAGTTAAAAACAAATTTGCTAAAGATGGTAAGACAATCAGTGAACTCAAAAGAGAATGGCTCAGAGAGAACGGGTTTGTATATCGCGGCACTATCCAAGGTAATTGTTTTTTCTGTGATGCCTCACCAGTTACGTGCGATACTTGCCCAGGAAAACTGGTGGATCACAATTTTATGTGTGCGACTGAGGAGTATGACTACGAAACAAAACCCGACCTTTTTTACAAAGAACTTTTGCGGTTGAACAGAATACGCAAAGCCAATAAGCCCAAAAGACCGAGGAAGTGACATGGAGCTAGATACACCGATACAGTACGTACCTGGGGTTGGTCCGAAGCGTGCTAAGCTGTTTAACAAGCTTGGTGTTCATAACGTGGAGGATCTATTAGAGTATTTCCCACGCGACAATATTCTGCCTACTGATATCACAGATATATGTCAGCTTGAGGTAGGTAAGGACGCTCTGATCGTGGGTGAGATCAGTAAGGTAGAATACATAGGCCGAAGCAGGGTACCGATCATGAAGATCACTATCGATGACGGTACCGCTGAGTGTAAGGCTATATGGTTTAATGGAGGCTGGTTACGTCACCAGCTTAAGGTAGGCGGTATGGTGATGATGATGGGCAGGGTCGAGCTTGCGAGGAGGTGACATGGATTATACCAGAGCAATGTTCGGAGAAAATGCCGTTCACGTTCCTTTTAACTTTGTAAGGCAACTGGCAGGAGATAATAATGGACTTATACTGGGACAGGAGACAGGAAACAAGCTAAGCTTCGGTTCCACTATGGCCCATGTGTTAGTTAAGGGTGACATGATATTCAGACCACATATAGTTATAGAGAGTGATATGCTGATAGGCATGGGAGCGGCGGGGATAATAACCTCATCAGCTTTTGGAAATATCACTGAGTGGGATATCCCAGAAAATAAAGTAATCTTAGATATTAGGAGGTGACATGAAAAAGAAGAAAGTAAAAAAGACATCGTGGCTAGTGAAAGTACCCGCTGGTACTAAACGCAAAATGATAGGATCACGTAAATTCAAAAGGGAGCGAGATGAATAATCAGGGACTACTGTTAAATGAGCGAGCCTCTCTCAATAGACCAAGTTGGAGTAGTGAGAGTAGTACAGGGATGTTTAACGCACACCGGCACCTGCATGTTAGCAGGATGGGCCATCCGGTGAAACTAGATCACTTCGTAAAGACAAAGGGGTTGAACAATGACAGATAGAGTAATGGAATCGTCAGTCATGCGTACTTTAACTGAGAACATGAAAGAACTGGCACCCAGGGCTAAAGCATTAGGGTCCGATATTCTTGTGTACTTCGATGAGCGTCAGAACATAAGCTATTGTAGGCTGTTACATCGATACGTGACTAAGTGGTTTCACATCGGAACTGTGTCAATGTCAGGAAATACAAAACTTTTTCTAGAAAATTTTGAGTAAGGGGTTATAATTACTTCCAATATCAGTGTATTATAGAAAGGGAGATATGAAAGAAGTACAGATGACAACTTTAATAGGGTGCAGATTCATGGGACTGAGGCGACAGATCACAGAGAGGCAAGAGGAAGCAGTGCGGCTATGTCATCATAACTTCGAGGGGCTGACGATGACTGAAGCGGCTAAGAAGATGGGTATCAGCCAACCAGCTATTACTCATCTGTTAGCCAAGGTCAAGAAGATCGCACCTCAACTCTTCCCGATGATGACCAAGTTCCAGGCTCAATGTTATCACTATCTGTATTGTGATGGTTGGTCTCCCGCAGAAATCGCTGAATATATGGAGAGAACAGTATGGTCAGTATACAAAGCACTACAGGCATGTAAGTACAAAGGATTACCGTTACCCCAAGCACACGGTGACATCATGAACTACACAGAGGGTATGGATGGTGAAGTAATACATAAATTTTAACCTAGGACAAAATAGCCAGTCCGAAATTTGAGCACCGCCGTTAGGCAACTTCAACTATATGATAACGGGATTGTGGCAGACAACGCGTAAGACTGGCTATTTGTCTATATATATTGAAAGAGAGGCAAAACATTGAAAGAAAAAGAATTTGATATATTAGCGAAACAAGAAACAGATCGTATGTTGAATGTGATGTGTAGCAAGTCAGCAGATTACGCCAACGACAAAGACAAGCTGTTTAACTTCAAGCAAGCAGGCCGGATGGATAACGTATCACCCATCGAGGCACTACGTGGCATGTGGCTTAAGCACAGAGCCTCTATCCAGCAAGGACTTGATGAACTTATCAAGAACCCAGACAAGACTAGATCACGTGACTGGTGGATCGAGAAGCTTACCGATGACCGTAACTATAACCTGTTATTGTTTGCCCTCCTAGAAGAGGGGTTCTTCATCCCTGATGGTTCGTCGCCTGGGTATAAGAAGAAAGAGAAGCTTGGCTGGCACACTGACGCTAATACCAAGGCAAAAACATACGCTCCACATTTTCCGAATGCGGTATCACTTATTCCTAGTTTATGGACGCCGACAGTACAGATGGCAGACTTCCCGATGAACACGGTACCACCAATCAAGAAGCGTACACCGTTTGAGAAAATGCTTAGCCTCGCTATGAGTTATGGTATGGGTGCCGAAACATTCGCCCAATGTGTGACTGGAACATGCGAGAACTTCGATTGGGCTGGCCTCAAACCTGGTGAGTATGACACAGAGTTTTGCGATTGCTGTATTCCTAGTGCTATACGCCCCATCGATCATGAGTCTGAGCACTATAGAACGTTTGTGATTGTCAGGGAAAAGACTGGGCTCAAAGGGTGGTATGTTATTACAGCCGCGTGTTATAAGCAGTATAGTGTCTCGGCCAGGATATCAGCAAGATTTCTGCACAAGGATGGCAAATTACACGCTCATACTGGATACGATAAAGTACATCATGGTCACGGTAAGGCACCTGGGTATTACGAGAGCAAGAAACAGGCCAGAGAGTATATCGACTGTCACCGTATGATGAAGAGACTCGGACTGCTGAAGGAAGGTGACTGATGTGGCAGGATAAGATCAATGGATTGTTTGAATTGCTCGGTGGTGTGTTCGTGATGTTGCACTGTTTGAGACTACACAAGGACAAGAAAGTAAAGGGTGTCAGCTTCATAGCGACAGGATACTTTGCTCTGTGGGGCTTCTGGAACATGTACTATTATCCTGTTCTTGGACAGTGGGCGAGTCTAGTAGGTGGCCTGCTCATCGTTGCAATGAATACTTTATGGATTTCAATGATGTTTTATTACATACGAAAGGAAAAGCATGATAAGAACAATATTTCTTGATGTGGATGGAGTGATGGCTAATTTCCTAGGTGGCTTGCACAAAGCAATGAACGCACCATACGCTTATGATCCATATCCCTATAAAAAAGGTTTGTGGAATATGCTTGACGCTATCAAGCCGTTTGATTTTGGTGGTAATCCCCCTACGTTTGAAGAGTGTGATGCTTGTTGTACTCAGGAATTTTGGGCCAACCTCGATTGGATGCACGATGGAAATGATATTCTCAGGCAGGTAGTTGCAACATTTAATCCAGATGATATCTTTCTGCTTACTACTCCGATGCCCAATGTAGGTTCCGCATCTGGTAAAATGGAATGGATAAATAAAAACTTACCGGCGTACAAAAACAAGATATTCATCACGACAGCCAGTAAATCCGTTATTGCTGGTCCAGATACATTACTGATAGACGACCGAGATAAAAACGTTGAAGAATTTAGGACCGCTGGTGGTCACGCTATACTTATAGCAAGACCCTGGAATGCACTACACATGGTGGCCAATAACACCTTGGAGAATTTCAAATATTCAATAGAAAGTATGCGTATTACGGGAGTACTATAATGCTAGGTAAAAAATGTATTCACATGGTGTGCGTTGGCCTGAGGTTGGGTATGTCGCATCCCGTTATAGCTAAGATGGCAGGGTGTTCGATACACTCAGTACGTAGGGTATCTAGCACCGGCCCCACGCGTGTCTTGTTCTTCGGTGACAGTCATTGCGGTAGCAACGTTGGACTTACTCCACCTGAATATCGGTATAAGTACATCGCAGATCCCAAGACTGCGGAACACCACACTCAAAATAAGTGGGCCAGGCTCCAAAAGGAATGCTGGAGTTGGTACATGAATACATTAGCTGTACTCAGGCCCATAGATAAACTGCTTGTGATGGGTGACACTATTGATGGCAATGGCTTCAGATCAGGTGGCACAGAGCTTATCACCACTGATAGAAAGAAACAAGTGTGTATGGCTATCGAGTCTATTGAGGTGATCGGGGCTAAGGAAATGACTATGGTGTATGGTACTCCGTACCATACTGGACAGGCTGAGGACTTTGAGGTTGAGATAGCCACACACTTTGGTTGTAAGATCGGAGGTCATGAGTGGGAAGAGATCAACGGTTGTATGTTCGATCTGAGACACAAGCAAAGTAATTGCAAGAATCCGGCAACAGGTATATGGAATGAGATCGTTGAGAACAGAGAGTGGGCCGGACTAGGTGAACAACCTAAAGCTAATGTGCTTGTACGTGCTCACACTCATCGGTTTGTCATACTAAGGCTTGAAGATTGCATTGGTATTACTATACCAGCATTACAGGCTTATGGTACCAAGTTTGGTGCGAGACAGTGTTCGCATAAGGTCCAGTTTGGTTTGTTAGCACTGGATATATGGCCTGATGGTGAGGTCGTTGAGCATGTGCACATAGCTAAGCTGGCAAGTCACGTGACACATAAGAATTGAGGAGGTGACATGGAACACCATATAAAGAACCAAGCAGGTGACACTATAGCATCGTTTGGACAAGTTCAAGATCGTGATATTTGTTATGACGCATTTATGGATTATTGGGGTGACGATTGCGGTCTAGAGAAGGTGAGTGACCCAGAATGAGCGTTAAAGGTACTTGGCCTAGGAAAGATCAGACTACACGTGAGGAACGAGACCTCAGACTGGCGTTCATGTATACTACTATGACGATGAAAGAATTTGACAGGCGGTATAAAAAATTACACAAACAAGGTAAGATAACTAGAAACGGAAAGGTCGTGACATGAACGAGAAAGAACTCAAGGCAAAGCGGCAGAAAATTACATCTGTAATCAGGGCGTTCTCAATGGACCCGCACAATAGCCCATTAAAGAAACAGAAAGATCGGGAGATAGCTGGTAGGTTCATAGATAAGCTGAACTCAAACACATTCGATACCGGTGATCTTCCCTACTTCTCAAAGGATGGGCTTGCCAAGAATCGTAACAAAGCTGAATGTGTACTGGCTATGCTATGCCGAACTGTGGTACATTATTGGAATGCAGCAGAGAGCCGTGTCGGTGACGAGACAGATTATAATTTTGTTCTTGCCGATGATCTATGTAAGTTACGGTCCGTACATACAAAGTATGAGTCACTTGGTGTATTGGGTGATCTCAAGGGTTACTATTTACTAGAATCAATGAGGAAGGACATCGTTAAGGCGGTTAAGGCGAGTGACACCATCGAGAGTCATGTACGTGACATGGCTCAGGATCATGTGGATACGCTCGGAGACTTAGACGAAGAGATTAGAAATAATCTCCCTAAACTTTCAGGACTTGAGGATGACAATGAAACAGGTACAGAAAATACTGAGTCAGATAGAGTGGCCGACTGACGTATTGATGATCGACTTCGAGAGCTACTTTGCTCCCGACTATAGCATCGTGGATCTGGGATCGACTGCGTATGTAGCTGATCCTCGTTTCGAGTTCACTGGTCTTGGCGTACAGATCAATGATGGTGATCCAATATTCGCATCGGGACCATACGTAGAGCTAATGATCGATAGATTGAAACGTAAATTCGGCAAGGCATTGCATAACTGCACAGTGGTGGCCAAGAATAATAAGTTTGATCTACTTATCCTGGCTGAGAAGTTCGGGATCTATCCCGCGTACCCATTGGATGTGGAAGATTTGTCACGTTACTATGATGCTAGGATGAGACACCGCTTGAAAGATCTGGCTAAGCATTTTGGATTGCCGCCCAAGGGTGACACCATGCAATTCAAAGGACTACACTGGGGTGACATGTCACCTGAACAGAAACGTAATATGAGAGAGTATTGTCTTGGAGATATACATGATCAAATTGAATTACTCAAAATACTGTTACCAATTATTCAGAATCCTGGTGTTGAGCTTGATCTTGCCAGGCATACTCTTAATCTCTATACTAAACCGATGCTTGATCTGGATGTTGAACAAGCTATACAGATCGGAAGTGATATGGATAAAGCGTTATCGAAAGATATCTCAAAAGTAGCTTGGGTATTAAAGCATAGATCGAAAGCTAAGCCTAGTATCCAGAAAATTCTCAGGACCAAGAAATTATTCCCAGAACTTCTTCAACGATGTCTTGATGACTGCGGTGCCGGTGAACAGGTGCCCATGAAAAAGGGTAAGAATGAGATGATACCGGCTACGGCTAAAGAGGATGTTGAGTTCCAGTTGCTACTGGTACATGGTGACAAGAAAGTACGCGAGCTATGCCAGGCTAAGGCCGCATGTTCAAGCTGGTCACTGCATCAGAGTAAGGTAAGGCGTATGATCAGAGAAGCCGAGTGCTCCAATGGTAAGCTTAGGATACCGTTAAAATATTACGGTGCACACACTGGTCGGTGGTCCGGTACCGGTGGGTGGAATCCATTGAACCTGGGCGGTAAGGGTAGAGGCAATCCTATTCACCCGCTCATAGGACAGGTACGCAATACATTGGTGGCCCCAGATGGTCACATGTTAGTTGTTGTTGACAGTGCACAGGTCGAAGCACGTGAGTTAGCTTGGACTGCACATCAAGATGATTTAGTGGAAGGGTTTGCAAATGGTGAAGATATTTACTCTATATTCGCTAGTGACTTATTTCAAACGAAAGTTTGGAAGCCAAGCGAAGAAGAAAAGAAAACTCCTGAAGGCAAAAAAGTTGATATTATGCGAGGCTTTGGGAAAGACGCTATCCTCGGATGTGGTTACGGAATGGGAACTGATACCTTCTACATGCGTTGCAGGCAGAATGGTTCTCTGCGTCCACTCTTCGATTCTGGAGAGTACGACAAGCCTTTCATTGATCGACTTATCAAAACTTATCGGAAAAAATATGCCAATGTTCCTGCCTTCTGGTCGGAGATCGAACGATGCTTTCGTATTGTCACCAAGTACCCAAGCCAGGAAGCAAGTTATGAAATATCTAAATATGCCAGATTCACCTTTACCAGGCATGGTTCCACTACACAGCTAAGACTTCCATCAGGTAGACCGTTAACGTATCGTCATGCTACAGTGTCACCCAAACAGGATAGACTCAAATATATCTGGGGTCCGTTGTGGGGTGGGACACTGACAGAGAATGTAATTCAGGCTATGTGTCGGTGTCTGTTCGGACGCTGGTTGTTAGACTGTGAGGATGCTGGCATACCCATAGTATTGCACACATATGATGAACTTGTTGGTTGTGTACCTGAAGATCAGGCTGAAGATAAGCTTAAAGTTATGAGTGACATCATGTGTACTGTCCCTAAGTGGGCCACTGGTTTGCCGCTTGGTGTAGATACGTTCATTGCTAAGAGGTATAAGAAATGATAGTACGTTCAGCATTTATCTTGACACTTTGTGCCACATATATAATTTGGTTTATCAGGAGACACATATGAAACGATATAAGAAACAAAGTCATCTTGTCAAGGCGGCTATCCATAAAGTTACTTCAAGACAGGCCGAGATTAATCGAAACTTTACCAAGCTCCTCAAGAACGGAGGTGACTTCCTTCAGAACTGTGCCGCTAGACTGAGGTTGCCAAGGTGAAGAAGAAACAAACTAAAGCTCAGAAGTGTAAAGACCTGGGCAACGCTGTCATCCAGATACGTAACGGCCAGAAGGTTAAGCGTGTCGGTGCCAGGGATGGTTCGATACCAACGCGTTCAGCAATACCAGTCGATTCCAAAAAACTTGAGGATGACGTATTATCTGACTGCTTAGACTGGCTCAAGAAACATCATGTCATGCACAATAGACATGACTGTGGTGCCGGTAACTTTGGTTCTGGCTATGCTTCTTATGGCATCCTAGGATCAGGTGACATTCATGGTATGCTTAGAAAACATGATGGTAAACACTTTGAGATCGAATGTAAGAAGGGTAAAGGTGGCAGGCTGAGTAAGTTTCAGCAGAAACGTAAACGAGAAGTTGAATACAATAACGGCTTATACTTTGTGGTACACGGCTTGAGAGAACTAGTATATTACATGGGGTGTTGGGTATGAAAATTTGTACTAAATGTAGGGATCTAAAATCGGATTATGAATTTCGCACAGATCGCACAAAGAAAGATGGTTTATATTCTTCGTGTAGAGTTTGCTGTAGGAAGTATCAGAATAATTATCGCAAGCAAAATCTAGAACAGGAAAGAGAACGTTGCAGGAGGCATTATAAATCATTACGCGGTTACTTGATGCACGTTTATCATTGTATGGAAATGAGATGTAAGAATAAAAAGGTCCACAACTATCATCGTTACGGTGGTCGGGGTATTAAAATAAAGTTTAAGAGTCGTAAAGAATTTGTGAATTATGTTATAGATAATTTACAAGTTGACCCTAGAGGGCTACAGATAGACCGTATAGACAATGACGGGCATTATGAACCTGGGAATATTAGGTTTGTAACAGCCTTAGAAAATGTTCATAATAGGAGTAATTCAAAATGCAAAAGAAATTAAAGTTATCGGCGAGTTCGATATCTGCTTACAAATGTTGCCCCTTTAGATTTAGGAATGCTTATGTCTTAGGGATACGCTCCATTGAAAGCACAGATGCCCAAAGAATAGGTACTTCATGGCATGAAATTTTAGAGGTAGCCAGCCTGGAACCTGGAGGTTGGTGTCCTGAATGTTATGATCATGTCATTGAATCATTTAAGATTGATGAAACCTGTCCCATCTGTGCGGGCACTGGTAAAGTACCTGAAGATGTGATGGAAGCAGTAGTACGCGTGCTTAACAAAGCGTATGCTGATGTACCGTTGCTCAACAAAGCGGCCAAGGATCTTGAGCGTACTAGATTGCTCTACGCACTGGTCGGTTATCGCTGGTACTATGGTAGTGACTTTGAACCGTCTGTGATGCGGGAGGAATATTTCAAGTTACCATTACTCAATCCTACCACTGGCCATCCGGTACCCAATGTCACCCTGGAAGGTAAGATCGATAAGATAGTTAACCTTCTCGGTGAACAGATCAGAGGTGTCAAGGAACATAAGACTACCAGTAGTTCACTAGATAGTGACTCTTCATTCTGGTCGCACCTTAACATGGATACTCAAACTTCACTATATATATATGCAGCTAGACGGTTACAACTCGCCGGTGAACTGGAAAAGTTTGGGATCAAGGCTAGTGATCCACTGATTAGTAAGATCAGCTATGATGTGCATCGTAAACCAAAAACTACACCCAAGGCTATTAGCCAGAAGGCTAGTAAAGAGTTCGTAGAAACCAGCATGTACTGTGGCCAAGAGTTTACAGTGGAGGTCACATACGTAGAGGGTGATGATACACCTGTAATAGCTATGGCTGTCAACGGTGAGATAGTTGAGGTAGAACCTGGTAAGAAGGCAGGGACATACGCTATCCGAGAGACATGTGAGATGTACGGTGCCCGACTGCTTGAGGACATAACACAGCGTCCCAAGTATTTCTTTGAGCAAAAAGAATTGGTACGTACCGATGCTGAGATGGCAGCATTCGAGTTTGAACTGTATGACATCGCCAAGGATATGCAATCTAAGATCAGAGCGGATCGCTGGTGGCATAACGAATTTGCTTGTGAGGCCACATTCAAGTGCGACTATTGTGATAGTTGTTATAATCATATTCCGTTGGATGTAAACAATCCTCCGACTGGAATGAAATGGATCTTTAAGCCGAAAGAGGAGAAATCAAATGACTAAAAAAGCACCACCCGTACCAGGTGACACACCCAAAGCTGGTCCTAAATCACCGTCAGGTGCTGGACCAAAGCCGCCGACAGTACCTAAAGGTGTGAGAGCTAAGGCCGCTGGTAATGAGAAGAAGAAAAAAGTTATCAAGACATTCCAAGTAGCCGTGTGGAGTGGCGAAGGTGAAGGCGAGAAGTGTTTGGGATACGCTGACTCTGGCCTGGGTAAGACCACACTGGGGGCACTCGCACCCACACCAGTATTTCTAGGACTTGATGATGGTGGTCGAAAGATTAAAGATCCCCGTACTGATGAAGATCTCAAGTATATCCCAGGTGTTGAAACGTTCGATGACTTCAGCCAAGCAGTACAACAGGTGAGCTTATTCGATGACTATGAAACAGTAGTAGTTGACACCGGTACTATACTCGAAGCACTTGCACATGATTGGATGCTAGAGAATGTCACCAATGATAAGAATGAATTTGTTGCTAACATCGAGAAGTATGGTTGGGGCAAGGGACATCGACACCTGTATGATACCATGCGTGCACCATTAGCCGACTTTGACGCGTTAATTAGACGCGGTAAGAACATCTTGGTCCTGTGCCAGATGCAACAGGCTGAGATAACTAACGCCGCTGGTGAGAACTACCTTTGTGATGTGCCTAAGCTGGCACAGCAACATGGCAAGACTCCCTCTGTGTGGGGTATGTGGGTAGAATGGTGCGATCATGTGTTTAAGATTGGCTACTCAGATCTGAAAGCAGCTAACAAGAAAGCAACAGCGTCCAATGAGCGTATCATCTTCCTGGATGGTACAGTCAATTATAAAGCTAAGTCGCGTACTGTACCTAGTGAGTATTCGCTGGTTACATTTAGTGACAAGACGGATGACTCATTGTGGAGATTTATCTTTGACGAGGCATGGCGTGACCTCGCGGAGGTAGAAAAGTAATGGGAGGACCACTACAACCAAGATACGGGCAAGGAAGAAACGAACGCTGTGGCTGTGGATCAGGGTTGAAGTTCAAGTACTGTCATGGTGACGCTGGTAAGGCGGCAGTGTGCGAGCACTATCTCAATGAGATTATGCTACGCCTGATCATGAAAGAGAAATACAAACAAGGTATGATTACTAAAGCACAGTATGATATGTGGATAGCCAAGGCTAAGGGTGACGGTGAGAGCCGCTCCACGACTGAAGCGGAAGTCGGTGAGATCCTGGACAAGGCTGGATTGAAAAGATGTGCCGGTGCATTGTGTAGTGCACCAGTACCAGACAATGTAGAGTTCTGCGTGAAGTGCAAGAAAAAAATTACAGAGAGGTAAATTATGGGAATTAAAATTGATCGAGTAGGAACATTCAGATGTGAAATCCTGGAGAGCGGAGTTGGAAAGACAAAGACGAAAGGAATGCCCCAGTTCCTGGCAAGAGTACATTGTACTGAATTGTATGATGAGAATGAAAAACAATGGTTCAATGTAGCAGACTGGGACATGGAGACAAATATATTTGAATGTCTTTATGGTGTTAAGAAGGGTGACACCACTGCTTCACCTACACTGGGTTACGAACAGATCATGAAGGTGTTTGGTTGGGACGGGGCGTCACTCGCTGCACTAGCCGTAGCCGATTACATAGGTAAACAGTTCCAGATCCGTATCACTGAGAACACCTACGAGGGTGCACGCTCTCCGTTCCAGGTGAGTTGGATCGATGAATTTGATGCTGATCCGGTCTACACACTGCGTAAACTGGACGCTAAAGACGTAGCTAGTCTGGATGCACAGTTCTCCAATACTGCACCGAGTACTAAGACAGCATCCTCAGCTAAGAAGGCTGGACCGAAGGTACCTGGCAGAGCATCAGCACATCCGGCACGTGTACCGGCTGATAATGGTCCAAAGGCACCGACACCACCGACACCTGCAACAGAGACAGCAGAAGAGGTACCTGATAAACCTCCGACAGCGGCTGAGAAGAGAGCCATAACAAAAGCCAGATCAGAGAAGATCAAGAAGCAGGCTAAAGACGCAGCAGCGGCAAAGAAACAAGCAGCAACAGCAAAGGCAGCGGCACCTAAAGCCCCGACACCGCCAACATCAGCATCTCCTCCAGTACCAGAAGAGGAAACGCAGGATGTAGAAACAGCAGAGGGTGAGTTACCTTTGCCGGAACCTGAAGGATCACTAACCAAGAAAGAAGCTTGGAATAAGATCTTTGAGATGCGAGATGAGACCATCGATGATGAAACTGTCAAAGCATTATGGGATGCTGCCATTGAGGAAGCGGCTGGCGAAGGTGCCAAGCACGCTGATGTCACTGGCGAGCAGTGGTCACAGGTAGTACAGATTGTGTTAGCGGATTGCGGTAAGTTCTAGACTTGCGTAGGGGTAGAACCCCTTTATAAGGGTGGTCGGCTGCTTCCGTACAGGCTATATTCCTGGTCAGAGAAACCAGCGGCCACCTAATTTTTATGGAGGATAACATGACCACATTCGCTGAACAATTTGAAGTCTTGAAAAATAATGTCAACACGGCTATGGTTGCAGATCTAGCAGAGAGACTTGGCGTTACAGTAGAGGCTATCAATAAGCTTGGTGCAGGTTTTCATTTTGGTGAACAAGCCTGGTGCTTTGCTGAGCGTGATGCTAAGGGTGACATCGTAGGTCTATCCTATAGGCGTTTGGAGAACGGATTCAAGTACATGGCTAAGGGCTCTAAGCGTGGACTGATCTACGCTTACAATCAGGATCATAGTATCGGAGATAAGAGATATGAAGCAGGAAAATGTCACTGGATCAGAATCGCAGACGCGGGTATTGACTGCCCTGTTTGTGGAAAACCTGATTGGTGTAGGATTAGTTCTGATTATAGAGACCATGAAGGTCCATCAGCGGCAGCTTGCAGTAGAATTAGTGAGGGGTCAGTGCGGGAAATACCACCTGATAGTCACCTCCATATACTTGATCCCGACAGGCAGAAAACCATTGCTAACTCAGTTCTTACTGTTATAGAATTACCCATCATTGTTGTTGAGGGTGCATCTGACACGCTTGCCGCCATGTCACTCGGTTTCGTATGTATTGGTCGGCCTTCTGCTAAGGGGGGTATATCGATTCTTAAAGAGATGCCTCTTGCGGGTCGTGAAGTTTGGATCGTAGGTGACAATGATGCTGGTGCTGGAAGAGAAGGTGTCAAGAAAACATATGGAAACATTAAGGGTATGACAGATAACATCCAGTGTCTGTTCCCGCCTGAAGGTATCAAGGATCTAAGGCAATGGGTAGAACGTGGGCTGACACAAGCTTTATTATTCGAGCACGCCGGTAGCAAGGCTGATACCACCATAGCTGTAGACCCTAATGTGTTCCTGGATGATATAGCGGCCAACATAGCCGATAGATTTATAGACGCCTGGTATACTGCTGAAAATGGCACTTTGTTACTCAGGTCTTACATGGAACAATGGGTGGAATGGAACGGCTTTTATTGGAAAGACCTCCACGACAAGGTATTGACTGGTAAGATCTATACTTTCCTCAAGGGTAAAAAATTCCTTAAAGCCACCAAGACCGTCATAGACCAAGTACCATACAAATACACCAAGGCTAAGGTCAATGACATGTTACATTCTATGACCGCTAGATGTCCTATAGCTGTGGGTTCTATGATGTGGATAGATGGTGGCAAGGACCGGCCTAAACCTAAAGATTTGATTCGTTTCAAAAACGGTATGCTAGATGTCAATGAATATATCAAGGGTAACATAGTGTTGCACAACTTAGACCCTAACTTGTTTGCTCGTAATATCATACCATATAACTTTGATGAATACGTATGGTCTAATTGGTTTGATGATAAACTCAATGAATGGTTCGATGGAGACACTGAATGTATCAGGCTGCTAGCAGAATGGTATGGGTACAATGTAATACCCGACATGCGTAAAGAAAAACTGATGCTCTTTGTAGGTGCTCCTAGATCTGGTAAAGGTACCTGTTGTGATGTACTACAAGGCATCGTGGGTGAAAATCAATGTACCGCAACCAGTTTCCAGGCATTGGCCGGAACACATGGTACCAGCGGTCTGTCTGGTAAGTTAGCTGCAATACTCGGTGACGCTAAGACACCTAAGAAGGGTGAGGCTGATGCCGCATTAAGGGTAATACTTGAAATAGTAGGCGGTGACAAGATCAAGGTTAATCCTAAATATATCCAGGCATATGATGAAAAGCCTATCTGTAGGTTCACAGTAGCCGTGAACACCCTACCAAGTTTTTCTGATGCAGCCCAGGCTTTTGTAGCTAGGTCTAATATCCTTATGTTCAAGCATTCTTACGTAGGCAAAGAGGATTCCAACATCAAGGAGGGTTTAGCGAGAGAAGCCAAGCAAGGTAAGATGATCAACTTTGCACTATGGGGATTGAAGAATCTTAGAGAGAACGGTAGGTTCATAGTACCGGCTGCATCTGGTGGCCAAATGGAACAGCTTAAGCGGATAACGTCACCGACTATAGTATTCGTAGAAGAGTGTTGTAGGTTAGATCCAGGGGCGTTCATATTGAGGACTCAGATATATGAGGCTTACGAATATTGGTGTTCGCGTACAGGACATAAGAAGTGTAACTCAACTCACTTCGGACGTAGGCTAAGACAGGTATCACCTGGTGTCATAGACTTCAGACCTGAGATAGACGGACATCAGCAACGAGCATACAAAGGTGTTACACTGCAAGAGTGGGTGTATAAAGAGTACATGGGAAATCCTAGTAGGAGGTAACATGACACAAGAACCAGGACAAGAGATCATACATGACAGTCAGAGAGTAGAAACAATCCCTGAGCGTATCGATAAATTACTTGATGAGGCACTCAGCGGAACGTCACCTCGTAGTAAGAGGACAATTTTAACCGAGGCAAAAGAATTAATTGGAGATCTGAAATGAAAAAAGAAATCAAGAAATCCATCGTTGACTTAAGGGGTATCATACTCCTAGTAGTGTGTCTGATAGCATTCGCCGCTGTCAGTTGCCAGTCCTTGATGGACAGAGTAACACCGTGTGAGGTATCAGAGCAGACCTACGAATATATCAACGGTACTACTGACGGATACAGTGGAGTTACATCCCTATATGAAGTCAAGAATCTGCGTAACAAGATGATCGTGAAGCATCGGCGGTCACTTGTAGGGCTATCACGTGACATCGAGGACGAGGGCTATGAGTATGCTGATGCTAAGGGTTCTATTCAGGCTGATATAAAAGAAGCCAAAGCATTCCAAGCTCTAGTCATCGGTAGTGAAGATCAGGAGTTCTCTTTGCTTGGGATCTTGGCAGGCTTAACAGGTGGTGCCGCTATTGGTCGTATGCTGAAACGTAAAGGGGATTATTCACCGGCTGAGGTCGAAGAGGTTGTGGCCAGGGCTAAGAAGAGGGCTGTATGATGAAGAACAAAAAGGAAAATAGAGACTACAATTTGTATCTAAAATGTAATAATTGTGGAGAAAAGGTGGATGCACCCATTTTCGTACCAGTAGGTATACCCTGGGACAAGTATCTCAAGGACACTAAATACAAATGTGAAAATTGTGGCTGTACCGGACAGATGATGAGGTGTTAATTTGGTTCATTTTCAAACTAAAAACCACTTACTAATGTGGCTTGAGAAGAACTGTCCACGCAAGGGTATCGTTCGTGCACTAAGGGATGGGACTGTAGAACATCTGGGAGGGTTCGCAAGAATCCCTCCCACCTCCTATCCTGGGTGGATTGTTAAGGTGACATCTACGTTTGGTAAAGAGTTCATCGTGGCAGTGATAGCCTATCAGAATCGTTATGGCATCAGGGTGTTGAGCGAGGTACCTTGGATGTTCTACGGTGGTATCAGCCAGGTACCTAATCTTATAAACGGCGATGATCCGCATAAATGTTATTGGCTAAGAGAGGATACCAAGTATGATACCTAAACAATTCTACTACATGCGTTCCGCACACGATAGTGAGAACAGAGTGACTATCAGATCTAATGTCAAGCAGGCTCTACCTATAGTGTGGTGTCGTGGTGGTGAGTATATGTTGATACCCAAAGAGATAGTACAGAATGCTATCGATAGTGTCGTTATATACAACAAGATGGCGAATAAACAGAAGGTATGGCCTGTGGTCTGCATATACTGGGACCAGGGTATACCAATAACAAATCAAGCAGGAAGAATTTTAACTGGAAAGGAAGAGGATGGATCAGGAACAACTGATAATGTTAAACAAACTGGCAGACCTGATATTGTTGAAGAAGGTACTAACTAAGCATGACTACAGATATTATATCTTGAACGATCCGATCATAGTAGATCAGGAATATGATAAGATGTATAAGAAGTATGAGAGCTTACTACATGAGCTTATAGGTCAGGATACACGTTCTCTCGAACTCGAACATTGTTATCCGCAATGGGTACGTGATGGGTTCAAGGACGCTAAACCACTAGCTTAATTAACAAACCAAGCAATGCCAGGCCCACAGGTATCCCTATAGCCCAGTGATACTTGCTGTGCCTGGATATTCGCTTGGACACAGCGGGTAACAATTCCTTCAGTATCAAACACACACGCTCATCAACTCTAATCAGTAGTTCATCTCTTTCATCATCGTTCATCTCGGTCCTCCTGCTGGTCCACCACTCGATCTTGGTCCTGTCGATGGACCACGCCTGCTAGTACCACCACTCTTTTTATCCTCTTGTTCTAACGCCCACTTGGTATAGACGAGCCGCCTGGGATCTTGAGTCTTACCGGCCATTATATCCATCACACCGGATGCAGTGCGTATACCCTGTGCCGGTATCCTACCTGTTGCCGCACCTACAGCCGCCGCCGCGTGCATTATAGTACCCTTAACGTTACCCTCTTTCATAGCTTGGAAAGCTCGGATCGCTTCTTCAGGAGCTATCTCACCCACTGTACCTGAGCTACCCCAACCTTTAATCATACGCGTGATCCAGCGTCCGGCTATCATTACCGAAGCTATAGGATACGTGGTTAGATCCACCAATAGTTTGCCCAGGCTAATGTCACCCTCATCGTCAGTGGGTAAACCGCCACGCCCTATCATACCGAACATTATAGCTGGCATGATCCAGGACCACATTACACGCCACGCTACCTCGGTGTTGCTTATCTGACCAGCGGCCCTAGCACCTATAATGTCGTGACGATAGAAGTTATAGTTGTTATTAACCTGGTTCTGGAACGTAGTTAACAGCTTAGCTATCTGTCCACCTCTAAAGAGATGCGGTAGATCCTTGGTGTTGGCCATAGGCTGAGTACGTGCCACGTTCTTGTCAGCATACTCAGAAGCTTGCACATCATCCATACCTTTTTCTAAGGCCACATCGTACATTGACTTCCAGGCCACTGTTACGGTACGATCATCCATCCATCTAATCCATGCGACAGCTTTCTCGTCCCAGGGTTTCTTACCCTGGATACGTTTACCCAATCGTGACGCGTCCCATCTCCGTCTGAGGTCTCGATCATACTTACGTGTCTTTACTAGCGGAGAGCGTGCATCCACAAATTCTTTCATGGCCTTGTACTTCTTGGTAGATCCAGCCGCAGCCCAGTTACCAGGCATGTACTTACGCATTAATGGATCTACTGCCATAGCATTGTAACCGGACAACGTTTGTCTGAACGCTGACGGCACGTTATAGCCTATAGCGTAGATGATACCATTCCTACGCATGATGGCCACTATCTTTTCAAAGTCAGTCTGAGGTCCATCAGTCTGTCCTTTGATAGTATCGCGTAACCACTTGTTGAGGATCTTGCTGCCTCTGTCATTAGTGGCAACGTTAAGTGCTTGCTTGACACCATCGTGATTGAGGATCTTACCGATATCTTTAGCTATGGGTGCCATAGCCTTAAACGTTTCGATCCTTTGGATGTTACGCATATAAATTACACCGGCATCCAATTCTATTTTACCAAGAGCACGTGCTTTACGCTTCTCAAGGAATCCTTTATCAGGTTTAGATGACTGCCTATTGAACTGGTCGGTGAGCAGATCTACAAAGTTAACATCCTCATCACCGCCTATACGTAGGATGGGAGAGTAGTTTAATTCTTGTTCTAACAGTTCGGGATCTACATCAACGTCTATAGCCGCAGCCCTGAGCACCGGCCACTGTTCCTTGTACTGTGTATCCAGCCAAGCGGCTACATCAAGTTCCTGATCTGTGAGTGACTCGCTTATCAGACTTATATCCTCTTCCGAGAATGTCATGCCCTTAGTGAGATATCTGTGTCCATGCTCATTTCTAGATAGCAGGTATACACCCACCTTCTCGAACGGTGTTAGCTCATGCGTACCTATTGTTTCTTTAGCACCGGTCCAGGTAGATCCATCGATACCACTATCTTCTATCAGGTTAAAGAACTCGTTCTGTCCCTGTGATGTCATCATACTGCGTAGTTCATCAGCGTTCTTGACACGCTTCCATATAGTGTCATGGAGTGGACCATTTTGGTATCCATCCAAGCGTTCAAGCCATCGTTCTATCCTGTTAAGCTCAGCGAAGAAACCACCTATCTTAGACTCTATTATATAGTCTAAAGCTCTCTTAGCCACTGACGGTTCATCTGTACGCCTGACATATCTTATGCCCTCAGCTATGAGATATTTTTTATCAATTAACTCCTTGGCCATAGCATCTTTGCCCGTGAGTTTAAGCTGTCCGGCCTCTTCACCTATCTTCCAAGCTTCCTCCGGTGATACGAACTCACCTTTATCAGTCAAGAATCCTGAACTTTTACCAGCATCAAGATCAGCCATAGTTATTGTTCTGCCCTTTGCTTCCTCAGCCCTCATAATATTAGCGTGTGTGGTTCCAGTTAATATCTCACCTGACTTTAATTTCAGGGCGGCACTAGCTATACCCCTTCTAGCTATGGAGGCTCGCAGGCGTTCTATTATCTTGGGTATGATCGGTTGTTTGGGTATATAACTTCTACCAGTAGCAGCCAACTCAGCTTCAATATACTTTACCCACTTGATCCTCTCATCTTTGGTCATTTCTGTCATAGTACGCTTGCCAGTGATATACTCTTGCAGGTCTCTACGTTGTTCGTCACCCCAACCTAATTGCTCAGGTATCTGATGTCCCTTACGCAACAATTCTTTCATCTTAGGTTTCTTAGGTTCCTTGAATACTTTACGTACTAGCCCACCTTTGGGATTAGTGTAATCTTTTGCCAATGCTTCAATGTCACCACGCTTACGGCTTAAGAAAGCAAGCTCTCTATTATCCTGTCTACTACGTTTACTAACATCTTTGTTCTTAAGCAGTCTATATCTATCCTCAGCCCTGGCCAAAACATCCTGGACCATTACAGGAGTAAGACCAACTTCTTCTCCCTTAATATTATCCCAATTAGCAGGTAACATATCTCTGAATAGAGGTGTGTCAAGTAAGTTACGACCAAGTTCATAGAACTCATTAGCGGCAGCGATATGTATCTCAGGATCTTTATGGAATGACTTCTGGATCTTGTTCTCATTGAGATCATCTAGCGTAGCAGATTCGCCCATAGACTTAGCTAGTTCAGATCCTTTATACATGGCCAGGTTGTAGATATTGATGTGAGATATGATGTCACTATTATCCTCTAACCAACCAAGTGTGTGTGCATATGTCTCCGCTGTCTCCTGCGGCAATCCGATTATAATGTTAGGTATCATGTCTATACCCAAGCGTCTAGCCTTGGCAGTAGCTTCGTCAATCAGCTTCTCGTTAGCGGGTTTCTTGCTCGCCTTTAGGATATCATTGTTATAACTCTCGACACCGATCTCGATGAACTTAACGTGTGAGTCACGCAGCATCTGATCGTCAAGCTTACCCATCTGTGCCGCTGTAGTCTGTATTATGAAGCCCTCGAACTCAGGATTCTTTTTCTTGATACGACCATATAGGTCGGATAGCTGACTGTGGTTCTTAGCCTGCCCGAATGTCTTATCATCTACATACACTAACTGTGCATCGGCCTTAGCTATCTCATCAGCCTGATTGTTCATGATCTCAGGTGTCATCTCAGTGACACCCTTGGGTACTATACAGAACGTACACTTGTGCAGACAACCTTTAGACATACACATACGCGGTATAGTTTGACTACCCTCGAAGTGACTATAATCGGTACCAGGCTTGTACGCGTGTCCGCGTGCTTCAGCCATAGCTTGTATCGTCTTATATGTCTTGGCATTAGGTAGATCATCAAAGAACTTAAGATCTGTGTAACCACCTATGGATACGTCACCACCAAAGTCCTTGGCCAACTCTTTTATATTATCCTTGTTAACATCCAGAGCACTGAACGCTATGTGATCATAACCTGATCTGGCCATAAACTCTTTGGCCTCGGACATGTCACGTACAAAGTATACGTCAGAATTAGGAACTGTGTGGTTAACCTCGCCCATCCATTTAGGAATCTCCCAGGTGTCACCTAGTCTACGGTAGCCAGGGCGTGTGTCATATAATTTATCATAATATGATTTAGCTTGCGGATCTTCATCAACAGTTATAAGATCAGAAGCAAACTGAACCATGAGTGTTCGACCTTTATTACCCTTGGCATCATCTTGTCTTATCCAAGGATTGACTCCGTTACCATCTTCCTCCGCTCTGATCTTGGCTTCATTGTATACCGCTCCAGGTATTGATATACGTCCGTTGCCTACCTTAGCAGCAGTACCGCGATCTATATCCGGCATCTTGGAGATAGCATAGGCAGAGAACGGGGCATCCATAGCACCGCCGAGTATGGTACCCATTATGCCAGCGTCTATGAGCCTCTTGGCAACTTCGTTAAAGTCAACTTTACCATCATCCATCCTAGGTGTGTCACCACCAAGTACCATACCTACTAGTTCCTGTGGCAATTCTTCTGCTAGACCTTCAGACAATGCTGTTAACAGTACACGCTTGCTAAAGTACTTTGCTTTACCTAACTTAGTAACAGCACTTCTCTCTGCGGCTTTGAGATACTTACCACCTCCACCACCTACCATCTCTATGCCACCATTTATCATACCACCGACTGTACCACGCATCCTGGCACTACGCTCATCCATGCCCTGATCAAGTGCTGTCTGATATATGTTATTACCTTCAACACCATATGCTACAAGAAAACTTGCCATAGATGCTGGTATTGTTTGCCCACCTGTTAGTGCCGCTGCACCTATACTAGCTATTAAAAACGGGCCGGTCTCTACAGCACCACCAAAATACTTATCGAAGGTGTTCTCTATCACTGGTTGCATCTCAGGTTCCTGGAGTGCTTTGTGCATCAATCTACTCCAGTCATTTATGGTGTTTCTCATGGGTATACCAGCTATGGGCTGAGCTAATTTTGATATAGTATCAGCTAAGAACAAGCCGCCGCCCACCACCATTATCTCACCACGCTCGAAACGTCTATAAGCTTTGCTAAGGAACTTACCTTTTTTGCTGTCTTGTTCTTCCTGCCAAGCTTTCTGATCAGTAATAGACTGACGTGCATTGGATATCTCATCAACACGCTCAACCAACCTGGCTCTAGTTCTATCACCGGCCCTAGCATTCTTAGATTCTTCAGTACCAGATCCGCTACGTATCTTACGAAGATCATCTACGTACTGATCCTTTGGTGTTAGCTCTCCCCTGTTAATGAACTTTAGCAGGTCAAGATTTATCGCCCCTGGTACTGTGGAACTTGGCCTACCGGTCTTTACAGTCTCAGCTATATCCCTTACCTGTGTACTAGCTTCTTTTACCAGTGACGGAGTGGTAGGATTAAACTTAGTTGAAAAGGTTTCGTAATCAACACTAGCATAATGCTTGGCGTGCACTGCACGTGACAGTTGATCATCTGTCTTGTCCTTGTACTGCGGATATAATTGTCTGAACTCGGTTACATTCATTTTAGAACAGTCCTAAAGGATCATTGTTGACAGCGGCCTGCTGAGGCTTGTTATATGATTTTGATATCTTGTCACCAAAGGTACCACCTTGAGTGCCAGGTTTCACTAGTCTCCTGCTAACATCAGCGTCACCTAGTATGCTAGCCTTTTCTTTCTTAGTCTTGTCTAGTTCTCTAACCAGCATCCTACGCTCTTGTATCTCTTCAGGTGTAGCGTCACGCCAATCACCCATAGTGAACTCTTTAGATTTCTTGTCCTCCACCATTAGGCTACGATCCCATACCTGGACCTTGCCTGGTGCCATCCCAGGATCATTCTTACCAAGTGTTAGCTTACGCGGCACGCGTATGGGAACTTTAGTCATCCTGAACTCATTCAATCTACCTTGTAGTCTATTACTATGAGCATCAAGAACACCGAACTGTTGCGGTACAGATTTCTCTGACGGATACATGGCACCGGCTACGTCCTTACCATAGGCCATGCCAGCCTTCAACTCCTCTTGTGTACCAGGTGTTATACCACCTGATGCGGCTATCCTATCTATCTGTTTGAATCTTGCCATCTGCTGTTCAGCCTGTTGGTTAAACTGTAACATCTCAGCTTGGGCGTTGGCATCTATCTGTTGTAGCATAGCCTGATGTTTACGAGTCCCAAGAGTTCTAGCATTACGATTTACAGTCTGCCACTGTAGGGCAAACTTTTGCTGTATCTGTTGTCTGCCAGCTTGTATCTCACCCTCAATCTCCTTCTCAGGTGACATCTGACCGGCTGGTAATTGTGTGAATTGAAATCCTGCCATCTTATCTCCTATGTAAGTATATCAGTAGGTATATCAGAAGCAGGCGGTATAATAGCACTTATCTCTGTTCTATACCTGTCTGTATCTTCTGCCTTATCTACCATATTTACTACAGCTTTACCAAGTTCACGTAAGACTCGTTCACCGAATTCTTTATTGTCCTCAGCAGGAACTTTATCTGCTATCCTAAAATCCCAGTGTCCACCGAACTCAGGATTGACACTACCCCTGGCCTCAATGGTCATATGCGTATCAGTTATCTTATTAAAAGCATCAAGAACTTTTGTTACCCAAGCATCCGGTACGGTTATATTCAAAGTTACATCTGCCATTGTTTACCCTATCCTATGTCGCTATTAAGCCGTGTGCTCTACACCGAGCTAAAAGTGCATTAAGCTGTGTTATGACATCCGCAGCATCTGTAGCATCCGCTACTGCCGCACCTTGATTACTTACTACTTGAGTTCCATCTACTTCGTAATGTTCAGTTGTATTAACATCATCACCAAAATGAACTAATCCAGCACCAGTATATATTGCATAGTTAAGCGTTAAGGCTGCGTCAACATCATCCAGTTTAATACCGTATGCGTTGATGAGTTTATTACCAAATGCCTGAATCGTACCAAGTTTATAACCATAGAAATTAGTTACGGTAGCAGCATCTTGAATGTTGGCACTTACATTGTACCCAGATATGCCCGTTACTGTACCTGCTGAACTACTTTCGGTGTTTACATCAGCGTTAAATCCTCTAATTGCATTAGCATGTGTCCAGTCCTGCGTATTTACATCATCCAGTTGTACCTGAGTACCTACCCCCGTTATGTAACCTGTGTAATCTGCAAGACCAGTTTTACCTATTTGCACAGAAGCATATATACCCCTTCTAACTGAGTTATCACCAGCAGAGGTTATCGTCTTATGCTTTGAAAGACCTATACCTGTTAAAGGCGTCATGACAGCAGTACCAAAAGCAGCATCGCCAACAACATCAATGTCACCAGCTACATCACAATCACCAGTTAGAACTAAGTTAGTAAACTGAGGACTGTCACTAGTTCCTAATCCTATTGATGTTCTGGCGGTAGCACCAGATTCTACAACCCATGCCGCACCGTCACCTACTATTAAATTACCATCAGTGGGGGTTAATCCACCAATACCAGAAATTAAAGTATGCTCGGCAGAAGTAAGATGATAATATTCTCCTGCTGTACCACCCTGCAATGAAGCTGTTTCAGCATGTGTAGCACCACCCGCTATCACACCAGCAGTAGCTTTCAACACTCCTGTCAAACCAGTAAGTGTCAGCCCCGCGAACTCAGGTGTAGATCCACCGCCAATGCGTAAGTGCTTAAGCTTATCTATAATAATCCTAAGCCTAACCCAATCATTAGGTCTAACGGGAGGAATTTGTATAGTCTTGTTGCTTGACATAATATTTACGCGTACAATCTACTGTATGCAGATTGCTGATCTTGTACTTGTTCACCAGTTTTATTATATAACATAGCAGAATAATTTGTGGTTGACTTAAACCCGCCACCTGGATCTGTACCCCCCTGTGCTGACTGCGGCAGCGAAGATGTAACTGCCTGCTTTGTATTCTGTTCAAGCGTGGTACCAGATCCACCCTGTGCCCACAATGACTTACCTACCATAGAAGGATCATACTCTCTTGGTGCATTCCACCCTGTACTGCCTCCGCTCCCTGACCAGTTAGGTACAGAAGGTAAGTTACCACCTCCACCAGGTTGATTATACAGTGACGGAAACTGACTCGCTTGACCACCACTACCACCACTACCACCGGTACCACCAGTTCCACCCAAACCCTCATTGAATCCCCAACCAGGTCTATTTGAGGCATCAGCACCGAAACCATAAGATCCACCGATAGTCCTAACTGGATTGCTCATGGTACCACCTACAGGTTGTCCACCCATCTGTAACTGAGTCTGAGCACCGAGCAAGTCACTCTGTCTACCAGCCTGTCTATTAAGTCCCTGTTGTTTAGAACTCTCGGCAAGATGAGCGAACGACATTAAGGCGGTCATATACTTATCTTCAGCACCACCACGTGCTCTCATACGCGACCTTGAGGCTGTCTTTTCTGCCGCTAACGGAACAGCACCCATCACAGTAGTACCACCCAAACCACCAGATATAAGATTTCCATGACCAGTAGATATAGCACTTTTCTTACCAGCTTCTATATCCGAAAGATCAGCCTTGAGGGTTTCTCCACCGCCCTCTAATCTTTTTAATACCGACTCATATAGTTTAGTAGCATCAGCCATTATAAACTTCTCCCTACTTCTTTAGTGTCTACTATTAAACGTTCCATAGACCAGCTTTCACCAGCCGTATTGTTTCCTACCACTATACCACCCCACTGTCCACGTACTGATCTACGATCTATATTACTTTTCTTATAACCTGGTGCTGAGAATGTCTTAATCATCTTCGGCGTAGCTCCACCGTCTAATGCTTCTATAATACCAGCGGCTGTTCGTGCTACATGCACGTTACAGTATACATCATCAGAGTCTGACTGGCTACCAACGGCACCACCACCACCTGTCACTATATCTATGTTAGATAAGTTACCATCCTTACGAGTACTCATACTAAGGCCCAATGGTGCGAATCCAACGTAGCTATCAATAGCAGTACTATCATCATTCTCGGCTGACTTGTCCCAAAATCTTATATACCCATCATTACAACCAACAAGTAGTTTCCTATATGATGGATCTTCAGACTGATAATAAATACTGGAGAACACACCATGATCCGCTGAATAAGAATCTGGGAATAATCCTTCAGATCGTAAATCATACCACCATGCGGAACTGACACCATCTGCAAGTGTAGTCTTGAATATATGTATCCCGCGATCTTCTGGATTGAAAGCCAAAGTTATCCTATGTAGTGACGAGTTAAACGCCAGATCTTCTATAAAATCAGGCCATATATCTATGGTTATATTCTCAGACTGTCCGAAGCCAGGTGGTATTCTAAGTATACCAACGGTACATACCATGTATAGATTACCAGCATCATCCCAACAATACGCACGATCTCCAAGTATACCAGTAGTAAGATCAAGTTCTATTATGGTACCACCTTGACATGGGTGCCCTGTCATATACCACAACGTGTTGGCACACGCGTGCACAACGTAATCATCTTTGTATGGTATATTGACTACTATGATGTCACCTACTTCACCAGCGTCAGCATCATTACCAGCCACCGCTGACTGTGCATCATCCTGTGCGTACAGCCAATCCCAGGGATTAAGCTGGCGTGACATGTACCACTGGTGCGGGTAATTAGGATTACCGGATAGCATCGGGCAACCCATAAAATTACACACGAGGGAAGCGTTGGTGGGCATAGCACCAAAATTGGTAGCGTCACCACCATACACGGTCCAGTCATACCAATGTGGTGCTGATACTTCATCAGCATCAAGCACGAATGATACAGCACCTACGTAAACACTACCAGCGGGATTAGTACCGGTGACTGTCTCTGTATCAGTAAATGTAGCAGTGGTGGTACGCTTACCATAGACAAGACACGTGCCGTTAATAGCATCTATATAGTCTACTATCATTTTAGCACCGGAGGTTCCACCGGTTAATTCTATACTACGATCAGGCGGTAGATTAGCCCCAGATGAAATATCACCAGTTGATAACTTGGTGTTGGAGAAATCGGCTACTTTAAGGTTGGTCTCATTAGCTATAAATAATTTTTGGAAAGCTACGATACCATTCAACCTATTAGATGTGTTAATGTCAGCATTAGCCGCTGTTAGCTCCGACATCGTACCGGCGACAGCTTCCTGCCATATTTCGTGATTTCCAACAGCTATTAACTTCTTCGTGTATGTCTTATAAGTCGGTGGTATAGTGTCACCATAGCATCTAAACAACTGGTCCTGAGTTGTATCAACGGACCAAGCAGCACCACTATTAGTGCTCCAACCTTGATCACCACCTGCAAAGTCACTCGCACCAAGACCATCATCATCATATGGCCATATAATAACATTATTGGCGTCAAGTGATGCACCGTGTAAGACTATACAATACTTAATTGAAGAAGAAAGATTATAAGCAGATGTTAGAGTACATGGCACCCAGGCATATGCCGAGGTATCGGGGACAACGACATTAGCAATAGTACCAGTAGCTAATATAGCCCCTGTTGGTTTACCAGCACCATCAGCGGCATATAGCTTTACTGTGAGAGTTCCTACATCATCGCCTACACCTTTAGCCATCCAAAAATCTATCCTAGTTAGGCTATATCCTATAGTCGTAGTAAATGATTGGAATGCCCAATCTGTAGAAGCATTAAGGGTTAATGCAAAATAAGGTGTGGCTGTTCCTGAATAATTATCTCTGAGTATAACGGCCATATCAATCCACCACTGTAATATAGAGTAATAGTACCACCGGTGAAGCTAATTCACCTATTTGCTGTGCGTATCCTTTTTGTAGTCCACCACGCTGGCCACCACGATCTCTGTTATCCAAATTATCTATCAATCTCATATTGAGAATAAATGGTGTGGTACCTTCTGGTTGCCTTTCAGTGCCAACACCCTTGTGATAACCTTTTCTAGGGAAAAGAATGTTCATAATTATATCCTATAATGACACCCCTATCCTAGCCTTTGGGGTCAATGCTGTCGATAGTGTACCAGGGACAGTTGTTCTATCTTAACTAAAATCGAGGATACGATAGAAAATTTTAATCCTTAGTGGACTGTCACCAGTAACAGGATTTCCAGTGTCACACGCCAATACCAATGCCGCGTTAGATGTCAATTCTGTTTCTACTGAGGTCTTGGCAAACTCTTCATAGCAATCATCGGCCTGTTGCACTAAGGCTGAGGCGGCTACAGCGTCACTTACTGCTGTACCAGATCCGTCAGTATATTTCACAGTTACCACACCGCGAGTAGCATATGCGGCACTATTAAAGTCCAGGAAGCCAACAGCCCCCATGAACTGAATAACCTTGTTCGCCCCTGGTGCGGCTACGAGTTCCTTGGGTGTAGTAAACAATGCCAGGACTTCCGCTGTAGTCAACGTTATATCCTGCTCGCGAACGTCACCCACTCGTTCACGATCATCACCCTCAACCTGGCTCTTAATATTAAAGCCTAAATTCGATTCGTTCATCTTATTCTCCTGTTCACTTGGTTATTACACATCGTGTTCTGTGACTACATTATTATAGGAACGTCCTATACGGCCACTAGTACCGTTTAACATCTTACCTAATTTCCTTGGTGCCGAACGCACATCTATCTTATAGGCATTAGGCAGTGATTTTTTGTGGTAAAGCTCAGTCCACATTGTGTCCATATGCTCATCTTGCTGGTCCATCTCGGCGTATGCTTTGCACGCGGCCTGTATTGACTTATCAAACTGATGACCGGCTGGATGTAAGTTAGCAACTGGTTCTACTGTGTACACACTACTCGGTGCTGGATTAACTGGTGCGGCTGTGCCATCTGAGAAAAGCCAATCTGCCACAAAGAACTCACCATCAGCACCAACATAACTTGTGCAGATACCAGTAGCACCTCTGCCATCACCATCAATAACAGTTACTCTCCAACCCTTATATGTATCATCTGGATGTAAGTTAGCCAGGGCACTGTTGCTAATAGCAGTAGCAGCACCATTAGTGGCTACACCCATTTCCATCTGCATCTTGTCAAATGTCAATGTGTATGGAAACTGGATAGAGTCTGCGGCACTAGGTCTTGGATCTAATATGATCTCCCAACGTCTTGTAGATGTCAAGTTCTCATCCGTAGGCTCATAAGGTAGTATCGCCGCAAACAGCGGATACCCTGTGTTGAGTGTCACTGACCTGCGTGCTCTTATGTAAGCCTCATCGGTCCAATCAATGACCGTACCGCGATTAGAGTTCTTAGCATATTCGATCTTACCATCTACAGTACCACCAAAGTTAGCTGGTAACTTATACCTGGAACCATCACCATTTATGGCATCAGTAGATGTTGCTATACTATACTTAGATGTAGTATCAGGTGTAGATGCACCAGACAGTGCTGTGAAGTCGAATGTACCAGTTAACCCTGTGTAGTCGGTTATAGTAGCTGACTCACCAACACCGGTACCGGATTCTATATAGATAGAATACCCTACGAAAAAATCATCAGCGTATGTACTGGCCAAACCACTATCCACCAGTGTCGCAGCAGTACCGCCTGTAGCTGTACCAGTGTAGGTAGCGGCGAATGTCACCGTAGCTAGTCTACGCATCCATCTCCAACCTTTTCTTGGAGAGTCATCCATGAACATGCTTACACCATCATTGACTATATCCTTACATAACTCAAAGTTAAACTGATCGTTAGGTATAATCTTGGTACCATCGGAGGATCTATAGTCAGCTATATGGAGTTCTTCTGCTACATCCAGGATAAGATCGTAAAATGTTAAAGCTCTATTAGGTTCGCTCATCTTCCTCTACCTCATTATTTTCTTCTGGTACTTCGGGGACTTTTACTTCTAACTTGGCAGCTTCATTACATGCACGCTTCTCATCTTCCAACTTATCAGCCAGTTGAGCACGCTTAGAAAGCAGGTCAACGTCAGCGGCTAACTGTTGGTGTTCACGTGCTGTCATCGGGCCGTTAGGAAGTTCTATCCGGCCACTCAATAATACACTTACTATGTTGTTGATTGATTGTGTTAAGTTCATTTCTTTTCTCCTGTAACGTGGTTAGTAAAATTTATTCTGCCGGTACTTCCGGTACTCCAGCTTCAGCCTCAGCTTTTTTCTCGACTTTTGCTTTGGCCCTTGCTTTTTCTTCAGCTTCAGCCTCAGCTACTACCCTGAGAGCATCTAGATATCTCTCTTCTTTTAGTATAATCTTCGCGTGATTTAATTTCATTTCATTCCCCGATAACATGGTTAATAAAAACTCCGGCCTCCCACCCCACGTTAAAAGAGTGGGAGGTTACGGAGTATTAGACTACTTATCCCTGTAGCATGAACAACGGTCCGTTATTATCATAGTCACCCGCAATACGATGTCCCGCGTACTGACTAGAGTTAGTACCAGCAGCCATGTCCTCAAAGTCAATATATGACTCTATGGAACCATCATGCCTGTAGTAACAACCAGTGTGATTAGTAACAACGTCACTCTGAGGTGCTAACCAACCAATACCCTTCCTCTGGACCCAGAAGTACATTAGGGCCGTACTAACGTAAGTGGCTGGTACACCGGCTTTTCCATAACTAGCTGAAGAACCTGTTCGCAATTCTCCATATGGATTTGCCCATATCTCCAAACCTGTAGACGCGGCTGTATGCACTTCATTCAAAGGACCATCAAGATAAATCTTGAAATTCGCATCGGCGATAGCGACGTCATTACCTATAATCCCTCTGACCGTATCTTTCAGAGCGGCAGGCCATGAAACCATGAAACCACCCTTTAGCTCATCCTTTGCAATCGCATCATGTGTGGTACCGGTAATCTCGATTTCACTGTCACCGATAACCGTAGTCTTGACTGGAGTAGTATAAGCTTGAAAACCAGTGTTTACAAACTCACACGCCTGACCAGATGCACATACGGCACTTGCTCTACCGTATATGAACTCGCGTCCATCAGGCAGTACAACCCTGTCACCTACATTATACCTGGAACTTTTAGTAAGCGAGGCTTCATAAATAAAAGCCCAATACGGTGACGACTGCGGCATAACCATCCCTGAACCGCCTAGATAATTAACTTTAGCTTTTCCTTTTGCCATTTTACTTTGCTCCTCATAAATAAGTTAGAGTTAATGTTTAGTTAAATACTTTATACATTTAGAAAGCAGACCAATGCTATCATCTGCAAATCCTAATATAGAATTACAACGATAACATAGTAATTGTCTTACTTTCCCTGTTCTGTGATCGTGATCGACTGCTAAACGAGTCTGCACCCCTTTATAAGTCCTAACTTCAGCACGGCCACAAATCGCACAAACTCCATTTTGTTCTTCAAACATGCGATCATAATCTTCTATCGTCATACCAAAACGACGCTTAATACCAGGTTCGTAATTCTTGTCCTTACCGTGTTTAGTGGAACGGTATCCCTTACCATAGGCTCTCATACATGAATTACACCTTGACTGCAAACCATCACTATGAGTCGCGTCACTCCAGTATTCTGAAGTAGGCTTGCTCTTACTACAACCTGTACAATATTTTGAACGCACGTAAGTCCTTTATTGTTAAGATGTTATGGGTTTGTGAATTACAAATCCAGCAGTTCTTCGATTCAAGCACAGGTTGTTATGTGCACCGTCAAGGAACACTGTGAACGTGGTGTGCTGTAATCTGTCAGTCATCGGTTCGCCCTCTTCCATCCAGTAACCATCCTGTACGACAGGAATAAACTTACTGAAGTCGATACAATACAGAGGTGCGGTTGCATCAGATGTCACAGGGTCAGTTACACCATCCAACTGGTTGATGTAAATTACCGGTAAACGATTGATGCGTACAACACTGTCATCGCCCATCTTGATGTTACCAAGAACATCGTTACCACGATGGAAGTCATCTCTGAGGTCAGCGAGTTCCTGCAATGCTACCGCTGTGTCAGCATCACAATAAATTCTCTTGGCTGCATTCCTCTTGTTCTGAGGATCATTGATGAACTGAGGTGCTTTGAACTTGGTTAAGAGGAAAGCTTTACGGAAAGTCTTAAGCAAGGCATTGTCAACCTTGGTATAAGCAGCCGCATAGTTTTTCCACTTGGTCTCGACAGCAGCATCGATACCGGCACAAGATGTACCAGTAGTACCATTCTGGTAACGGATCGTCTGGCCATTAAAGCCAGCCGTAGTCGAATCAGCATCCAACATGTTCAGATAATACGGAACACCATACGGATAAAGGTCATCAGAAGAACTTGTGGGTGTTTTCCAAAACTTCTCCTCGATGAGATCTGCCAAACTCCACAGACCATCGATACGTCTGGTCTCAAGCAAACGAATGAAACCCTTTGCTGAATTTCTATTACGCAGAATTTCCAGCTTATCCCATGAGTAATGAGTACCTATCTGAGTCCAAGGCACATCAATCCCATACATTACATCGGACACGGCAGGATCATCCGTATCAAATAGTCTACGATAGCGAGCGTTACCTGTGGGATTAAACATAACCTTACGTTTAATCGAGGTACCACCATCGATCTCCATTCGATCACGCTGGTAAATCCGACATGCTTCGTAATCCTGGTTAGTCCATGTCACTTCAAAATACTGTTCCGGCAGATCCGGTAAAGTGGTCTCAATAAGATCAGCTAAATCTGCATTCTTTACTCCGGCCATATTTGCCTCCTGTTAGCTTCGCAGTCCTGGCAAGTTAGCCAGTTTCTGCTGTACTTTCTGTATAAGTTCCTGTCTGTTTCTAGGTTTCTGTTGACTGTTGTTAGATACCGCACCAGTTTTCTTGCTGTTAGCAGGTCTGAGAGTAATACCCTTCTGTCTTGCGACAGCTTTACTCTTAAGGTTACTACGTATTATTTGTTCCCGTATAGGCTCAGTTACAAGAAGGTGAGCTTTTTCTAGAACCTGTTCTACGCTAGGATCTTGACCCCTCATGCGTAAACCAGTCATAATACACTCGGCCTCGTCGAGTACAGCTAGTCTATGTTCCTGTTGTCCGTTGGTGAGATCCTTTATAGACTGGCTAAGGCCTACCTTACCATAAAACTCTTCATATGGTGCCATGTCACCTAAACCAAAGAAGGTATTGATCGTTTGATCTACAGAAGCATTAGCCGCCGCATTAGCCCTTGCCGTAGCAGTTCCATATAAATCCTTAGACTGCTGAGGTTGTGTTACAACCTGTGCAGGTTTAGGTGCCGCTAGCAACTTAGCAACTGTTTCGATCAATGGATCATCGGGATGCTCAACTTTGAGCCTATCAAGAAGAGGTTGTAGATCAGGATCTACATCCTGTACCACCGGCTTTGCTTCTGTAGCCAGCCTACGTTCCTCATCTATCTTAGCTCTGCCGAGTGCCGACCATTCCTTATTGGCATTGATAACACTATTGTGACAAGCACCCATAGTTCTAAGGGCAAGTTCTGGATTGGCCTTTACTAACTCGTCAACTTCTTCCTGTTTCCATCCATTGTGAATAGCTGCCCTTACGTAGGCATCGGGTATGCTGACAGGTGCATCCTCACTATCCGTATTACTTTCCTCTCCAGGTATGTCATCCACCTTACCGTCCACCACTGCCTGTCCGTTATTCTCCTCCTCGGAACCGTCCTCCGGTACGTCAGGGGTAGGGGTTTTTGATTCGGGATCGACATCATCCTGCTCTGCATCTAAACCATTTTCCAACTCTCTGAGATGAGCTAATCTTCCTTCCATAGTATTGACTAGCTTAGGATCTTCGATAGCTTTCTCATCAAGCGTTTTTAGTCCTTCCGTGTGATCTCCTGAATTTCCTTGTTCTAGTTCTTCGATTGTACGCATAACTATAAACCTTTCATTAGCTGTCTAATGTCACTTAGTAATACGCTTACTTAGCGACCTTAGAGGTAGGTAATTTTTGGTTGATCTTCTTGCCCCTATGTCTGATTTTCTGAGGCTCTTTCTTAAACCCACACTTCTTTAGATAATTATCATGATCCTTATAAGTCTCGAATATGGGCCTACACTCGCTATCAATTCTTATATTCGGAAACTGTTTCTTATGCTCCGCTACTTGATCAGGTGTTATAGCCAACGAATCAGAATGTATAGCTTTACCATACTGATGACCACCAGATACGAATGGCATGTCAGCGGCTATGTCACGTTTCATCTTAGCACCACAATCAGAACACATGTATGGCTTATCACAATCTTCCATTGAGCGTGATACATAGTCATACTCACCGCAATCACATACGAATGTATAGCTTGGCATTATTTTATCCCCAAACTTCTAAGATCATCTTTACTCAAACCAGCATCTTTCAATCGCTGACTATCACTTTTGCGTTTGACGTTCTTAAAATATACTGACGCTGTTTCCTTATTCTTGCTTTTAAGATGTTTCTTACCGGCTTTGCTATGGCCAGCTTTTCCGGTTAATGCTGATTTTACATTTTTCTTTAATCGTTTAACCCAATTATTATTCGCCATTATTTCTTACCTCCAAATACTGCTTTCAGCTTAGCAGATGTCCTAGTTAACAGACTAGCTTTCTCCGTTAATACGCCAGCCTCTTTATTCATTTCTTTGGTTACTACCTTAAGGAACTTTTTATCAGCTTCTATCTCAGCCGATTCACGCATAGTCGTCACTGCATTACGAACTTTCCAAGGATCATAACCGTCTATTTTCTTTTCTTGCATTTCATCTCCGCATATATTACTCATATTATACTCCTGGTTCTGAAGTTCTGGCTGATTGCGACTCAGCAGAGCTTATCTGTTCAATGGCTTTACGCTCTTGGAAACTATTCTGATCCTTCATCTGATTACCCTGACCGGCTGTTGGTCCAGCTACCTGAGCCTTACCCTGCGGCTGAGGTCCAAGCTGTTGTACTAACTCCATACGCTGCATAAACGATTCATCTACAAACCAATCTTGCACATCCTCAAGTATGCCCAGTTCATCAGCGATATCAGTTAAAATCTCAGGTACATTGGTAGGTATGCCCATCTGTGCATTTACCGCAGCCGCGTTCACCACGCTAGGCATGACTTTGGTAGCAAATTCTATAATGCGTTTGGTCCTAACAGCAGGATCTAACCGTGACATAGATCTAGCCTTAAGCCTGAACGTATACTCTAGGAAGTCACCTCGTCTTTGCTCAGGTGTCAATATTAACTGTTCATGCTCACCACCTGGTTTACGTCTTGATAACGGTACATCTATAAATGGATCATAGTGCATGTACCAGGCTTTCTTCTTGCCACACTTAGCGGCGGCATCGTATACCATTCCGCGTGCATCTTCTATGGTTATGGTAGAATTAGCCTGAAGTATGTTCGCCTGTGTAGCACTATCAGCCTGTGAAGCTAGACCCGCAACTTGATCTGGATTACCAGACATATAGTTAGTCCAAACTTGCAAACGTTCAAGCATGACTTCACTTTTCTGATTCTGTCCACCGTATGACACTACCTTTACAGTATCTGGATTACCAGCTACCATGTCACCATCTTCGGCAGTCCTCATATCCTCAGCTTCATCTGCACCTGCTGGATCATATACAGTTATATCTTTCTGCCTGTCAGCCTGGTTCATGAGCTTGGTCATCATCCTATTAGCCATCTTATGAAGATCATAAAATACACTGACTGGAGCTACAGGATACGGATTTCCAGGTATAGGTTGCGTTAGTGACATTATAGTATACGGTCCTTCTTTAGGACCATAAAAGTCACGTGCCGCAAGATATTCATCAAACACTATCTGGCTTGGATCTGGTATGGTTAGCAAAGCGTCAGCTTCTGGTACATAACACTCTACCACATCAACATAATCCTGCATCTGATACATTTCTGAGTCACTAACATTTTTACGAGATATACTATCGACACGCCTAGCGGCATCAGGGTGCATAGATCTTGGAAGTTTCATTACTAGATCATGATCGAACTCATTGTCATCCAATAGTATCTGTCTTGGCACTCTATTCCTGTCGCCCAGGAAAGATGCGGTACGGTAATCCTTACATACTGGATCGAATGTGAAGTCATCGAAGTCAACTACGTCAGTGTAGATCTGTCCTTCATCTACTAGTACGTCACCAAAGTTAAGTAGCTTACCACTAGTGGCTATGCCGGTTTTGAATATTGCCATTAAGAAAAAGGCATCTACTATACCACCGCGTAATGTTTCTTTGAACTCTATCTTTCTGTCCAGCTTATCTAGGCCAAGTCCTAGTAGGTAAGCGTAGTCACGGTGTGGTATGATCTCTGTCTCCACTTTAGTGACACCTGTTCGCATTACCAGATTAGGAACCATAGCACGAATAGTATTAAAGATTAAGTTTATAGGTTCCTCACCTGTAAGGCCATACTCTTGTGCGTAATATTTGCCGACATACTCTCGTATGAACATGGCACGTGAGCGTGCGAAACGTCTATTACGATCAAATCCCTGCTTTACTGCTAAACTAAATTGTCTTGGTGTTATACTTTCTGGCATATTTATTTCCTAAGATCCCATGCTTTACGCCAATTCTTATTTTTCTTAGTACGCTTTTCCTTGAGTGCTTGCTTCCTACCAGCTGCAGTTCTCATGTCACGCTTGGCTACATTCTTATTAGCACTCTTAAAGTTGTGAGTCTTATCATCTACTGTCAACGCATCAGCCATACATCTGTCACCGTGTGTCTTTTTGGCAGATCCACTTTCCTCTACTAGGCAAGCAGGGCCGATACTACCATCATCAAAATAGATATACTGTTTAGCTTCCTGCAAAGCTAATATAGAATGATTTATGTAACCGCCATGAGCAAGTGCTCTATCATAATCACGTAACAGTAGACCCTTTGACTTATGATTATTATGCCATCCATATTTCTTGGTCGTCTTAGTTAACGAAGTGCCTTCCGTCTTGCTACGATAGTAATAAGGATAAAAGAAATCTTTTACAGTACACTTACCAAAATCATAACCAGGATCTCCGTTCATCTCCCATTTCAAGAATGGAAGTTTCTTCCTTCCACCTACCCATACACACAGGGCCATACCTATCCTGGCCATCTCATACGGGGGTGTATTAGCATCAGCCCACTCACCAACCTTCTCACCAGTCTGTCTATTCTTTATAGAGAACACCGAGTTAGAAGCACCCTGACCTTTACTTATATCAGCACCGAGTATATAATCATAATGCTGATCTAATCTGCCATTGATAAGATTGACCCATATTTTTAATTTACCCTTACGAGAACGTTTAGCCTCAACTTTAGATATGGCACGCTTCTTTAACAATACTTTTATACCGTCACTAGGTACACCACGTTTCCAATCAACGTTCCATTGCGACAGCGGATTCTTTCCAAACAACGCTATGTGTTTATCAATGTTACTATTAGTAAAGAATGTAGACCCTGCTTCAAGGTCATCAGCATCAATTTCTCTGGCCATCTCATTAGGCGATAGTTCTTCTTCCTTCTTGCAGTACCAGGGAGACTTGATCTTCCATCCCTGTGTCACTTCATCCTTCTCTGCGTATCTATTCTTACCTTTATCAGGATGATTCCACCACATAAGCGGGAATACCACTATTTTGCCATCATTTTTCCACTTGCTATACTCAGTCCCTGGGCCGACAACAGTTGAATTAACTATACGCATAAGGGCAGCAGGTCCAGTCGCACTACGCATGAGCTTACCATTCCTCACTTTAGCAAACTCATCTAGTAGGATAACCATTCGCCTATCACCAGAAGCTGCGTGCTCAGTGGTTGACTCACCATCTATACAAGCACCGTTAAGCTCATTCAACATGTGCATCTTAGTACGAAATTTCTGACTAGGATAGCATAACGGGGGCACCATCCATTCTGGTAAATATCTGTTCAAATAATCATGTTTCTGGAACAAGGCTTTCATGTTACCAGCTTTGTCCACATAATCTTCTGTACGAGATAACTCAAGTAATTGTGCATTAGGATGAAACAACCACAACCAATGTATAAAGATCGTGCACATCCAGCTTGCTCCCATGTCACGCGACTTGTTAATCAGGATATCCTTACCCATTTTTAGGTGCCGGATAAGTTGCTCGAACAACACATCCTGTATATCCCATGATATAAACGGGCAATGCGTTTCGCGTGATTCATAAGTAGCACCAGTATCTCCTTCTACATCGAACTGATGGAACGTAAAGCAAAAAGAATTTACCCAGTATAGTAAAGATTCAGAACAGGCAGCTAATAAATCTTCCTGCATTCCTCTATCATCTTCAGCCTTTCGTAACAATCTTGCCCGATACTCTAGATTAGGTATATCATGTTTAGGGACGAGCAAACCCGTTTTACCGCACTTCCAGTATTCCTGGAGATCAGGAAAAGGTTTTGAAAGACTAGGTTTCAGACTATCTAGTACCGCTTCTGTCATGTTTTGTCCTTAGCAATATTATTTAATCTATCCTTAGCTAATTGAGACACCCTATCAGCAGCGGTGGGTTTGCTGTCATCCTTATCAACTTCAACGGTAGGAACCCTGCCCTCAAGACGATCATACAACATAGTGACATACGTTTTATCTGGGAAGTGAATTACTTCTTTGTCACCTATTACTTGCCCAGTTACCTTATCGAGTACTTCTACCTTCTGCTTATAACCCAAAGCCGCGTTCCACATGTAACGTGCCAGGGCTTCAGCCTTGGTGATCATGCGAGCATCGTCTATACCCTTACCGAATATAAGAGGATCTTCATGATTCTCTTCAGCTATCTCACGTATAAACTGTGTGAGTAGTCTACTTGCTTTTGCTTTCGTACCGCTCATAAGCCGCTAATATGCTTTTCATATCCTCACAGAAGTTAATTCCTAAGCCACCATACCCGACTTGACCGTTATATATACCTACCAATTTACCATCCTCATCATATAACGGGCCACCACTCATGCCAGCAGAACCATCAGAGTCAGTCTGTATCATGTCACTCCAGTTTAGTCCTAGGTCGTTCCTATCTATATAGGATACCATACCGCGTATAAGGCTAAACTTATAATTTATTCTTGCTGGCGTACCAGCTATATATACAGTGTCACCGAGTTCACACGGTACCATTGAAGTATCAGATATATAGAGTTCGTCAGCTTCTACGAAGATAAAACCTACATCCTCTTCTTCGTCAATATAGAAGTCACTCGACTCAAGTATAGTACCACCAACTAATTCTATTAACACGGCTTCTTTTCTATTACCATGTTCATCCTTTAGACAATGAGCCGCTGTAACCACAACGTTATCTTTCCAGAATACACCGGATGCGAAACCACTATTGCCTGGATACCTCAACAGCACTGTCGCATCTACCATGTTCTCGAACTTGCTCTTTACGACCATTTCACTCTCTGCCGGTGGTATCAAAGCACAGGATATAAAGGCCAATGCAATCAACACTAATATCAATAGTTGTACTAACTGTCGCTTCATGCCACTACCTCCTAAGTGTCACTGTTAAGCTTACGGATGTACGCACTCTTGGCACTCTCATCGCTCTCAAAGTACAGTGTAGTCTTACCAAGCGGCATACGAAATATGTGTGTCACTCCGGCGTGGAATACCCACTCGATGTTAGCCGCTGTGGATGTCACTCCAGTAATACTTGCTAGCATACGCTTACCAGCCGTAGCCACGAATGTGATAGCATACATCTGACCACCTACCAGTGTCTGCGTATAGTCGTTACCAGCCGTAGTAGTAGTTAATGTTATCCCAGACGCAGCTACCGGATCTGCACAATGTGGATGTGCCGGTACGCGATTACCCATATTGTCCATTGAATAATTATCACTCATATTACTTGCCTTTCTCTTGTTTTAATCTAACAATCTTGGTAATACAGCCTTTGGGTATAACTGTAAGGTCTCGCTCTTGTCTATCACCCTGTTGCACAGTACAGCTTAGGCGTAATACTCTTTTATCTTCATTAAGAAAATACCCTGTTGACATACATTTACACACAGACTCTTTCTCAGCTTTATTCTGTTCTAACCACACAGAGTGGGTGACAATATCATCCCAACTAACTTCTATGACATCATTCAACCTTAACTTCATTTATAATCCTCTTAAAAGCTTAGGCCAATCGTATTCTCTTTTACATCCTGTATACGGATCTATATCCATATAGACAAACGCATAATCTTCTATGGTGTCACGCAGTGCAATCATAGGATCATTACTATCTAGTATGTGCATCTCAAGACAAGCAAAGAAAAAGTCTACCTGTTCATACACATGTCACTTCCTCTCTTTATTTATGCCCCTGGATTAGGGACTTTGACCACTATACCACCTCTATTACCAACCGATAATATACTATGACCAACTTTATTATCATCCTTGAATACCCTCATGGCGTAAGAACCAGTATATCTAAAGTCAGTATCAAAATAATATAGTCCATCATATAAGTATATCATGTTAGCCCGTTCACTTTTACTTAAGTCGGGACTGATAATTTCTATTTCTACTTGCTGCCCGACAAGGATATTAGACTGGAAGAATAGTCTGTTAGGTCCAGTAGTATACACATACTTATCCTATCATAGGTGGTGACTGTAAGCTATCTACTTTAGTCTGAACAAGGTCGACTTTACTTTCTACACTCTGGACGTTAGAGCCTATTGATCCAATATTATACGCACCCACCGAATAATGCTTTATTACCTTAGCACCTTCAGAATCAGTTATTTCAATAGACCAATCACCATTGGCATTAGGTATAAATGATTTTGACCACCTGTCACTTACACCCGCTTGTACCATAGCACCCGATTGTGCCGCATCCAATACATCAGTCTCATCAAACACATCAACATTTACTGATACAGCACCTGCTGTAGCCTTAAAGATAACCTTTATTGATTCATCTTTTTTGTAATTACTTCTGGCCATAATACACCTTTCTTTAACCTATGTGAGCAGGTATTGTACGTTGCTCTTGTCTAATTTCTTCAAGCTCTTTGGCAAGCTCTAGATGTTCTACATCTTTATATTTATCCCTAAGATCACTATCAGTTAGCGGCATCTGTCACCTCAGTCCTATCCTAGCATTCCTTGTAGCTCGGTCTATCCCTGCCTTACGATGCCTGGCAAGCCTGTCCCTGGAACGTGCTTCGACCATACCATCTAAGATCTTGGCGTTACGATTCGGGTCCAGTACTTTCTTGACTTCTCTCATGAACTGGCTTTTACTCATCCCGTCCCGCTTATCCTCTGGTAAGGTATCAAAAAATGTGCTAACTTCTTTCATAGTCAGTTCACTACCCATATCGTCATTCCTCCAAAAGATAATTTGCGGCGTTTAATAGTGTATCTACATCATCTTGGAGATATCCTATACCAAGATTACACCTACTACACAGCAATCCCCGCACTTCTCCAGTTTTATGATCATGATCAATGGCTAATCTACGTACACCAAATTGATTCTTTGCAGTTTCTTCTTTCCCGCATACAGCACAAACTCCATTTTGACTTTCAAACATCGCATCATATTGTTCAAGGGTTATGCCATATGCCTTCAACTGATGTTTCCTATTGCGTAGTACCAGCACTTCAGGTTTTTCTTTGCGATATTTTCTTCTATTCTTGGCATGTAATACAGCACATTTCTTCTTGTTATTCTTTGTCCATAGTTTCCTGCGGTCTCTTCCGAATGCTATCCTACACTGTTTGCACGAAGTATCATAACCGGAATAGCTGGATTTGTTTTCATAGAACTCATCTAACGACTTCTCTTTACCACAACGGCGACAGCGTTTGAGTTCGTTACTCATACTGTCACTCCCTTTAACGTGGCCAATTTATTTTCTAAAACGCTTATCATCCTATTGTGTATCAATTCCTTAATTTTATCATCAGATAGCTTATCAAGTTCTTTTATACCAATTGGTATTGAAACTTCTAACGTGGCAACTTGTACGAGAGACTGGTGACAGCATGGCAACCATCCGCAAGGAAATTCATCAAGTGATAATCTGTTCAAAGTATCTGAGGCTTCCTGTATTAGCATGTCACTCCCCCAACGATCTTGGCATCAGGACACTTGCAGTTGAGACAAAAGATGCCCCGCTCTTTGATGTACTCTGATACCAATAGACCATGCGATACACACTCGTTCCATTGGTTGCCGCAGTTTAGGCACTTCACTGTTGCATCATAATGTTCTGGTTCCATCTTTTCCACTTCGCATTTTATCATATTGTTTACGTCTTTGTGGTTCATGTCACTTCCCCTTTAACGTGTCAAAACCTTCTTTACCTACTATGCCATGATAAGTGCAACCGCAATTAGGAAACTTACACCACAATACACGCCTGTGACCACACTTGCAGTAACAGTTCTGTGTTATGTCACTCACGTAGTCCGGCTTTCTCTCGCCACACTTACACTGGCCAACCCAATCTACCGCTTCTTCCCAGATATGAAACATGGTTTCCGTCATTACCTACCACCCTGTCTGCAAGTCTCTACGCAATCCCGTACATCAGGATCATCTGGTATGGCCATGCTTCCGTTAGCCATTGCCTCGATCTCTGCCAGCGTGTATGATCCGTTTTCAGCCATAATTCACCTCTCTCTTAACGTGGTTCTAAAAATTCATCATCATCATCATCATCAACTTCTTGCATCTCTTTATAGATATCGAGTTTTATTATTTCGAGTGCTCCAATAATCTCTGCATGGGTGATATCACCGGCATCACGATTAAGTTGAATCACATTCCTAACCCTGTCTACCAAAGCTATTACTGCAACACTGCTCATTTTCCTACTCTTGCTCCCCTCGATTAACGTGGATAGGGCAGGCATCCGGGCGAGGTCGAACTCCGTTTATGACTGGATATTTACTCCCTGGGTAGCCTACCATCGTGATTCTAGAGGTACTAGCGGCGTATTACCCTAGGGTTGACCGCATGACCCCTCTATAGTACACTGAATTTG